CATGAATCTCTTTCACATAATATGACTGTCCTCTGATAGCACGACCGCAGATGTTCTCATTGCCCCACGCTGCGGAACGTCTGATATTAAGTGAGCCGTCGCAAATGACCGTCACTTTCATTTTTCCCTGCGGGATGATGACTTTGTCCTCCGGCTCGTCCTCTGTGTCCTGTGGCTCTGTATTTGCCCCATTTTCGCCCGTTTCCGGTTCAGACGGAGGATTTGTCGTCTCTGCATCGTTTGAGGCTGTTCCCCCGTCCTCTGCGTCCTCCTGCTGCCCTGCTGCATCCTCGCCACTCTCAAATGTTGTCATTCTCTCAACGGTTTCTGCATCGACTGTTCCGACCTTGTTTCCGTCTGCATCGTATGTGTTGACGCTGCCGTCCGGATTTGTCTGCAATGCTCCCTCCGGAACATTGTCCGTGAGTGAGCCGATGACGTTTCCGTTTTCATCCCACACAACAAAACTCTCGTCCTTTGCTGCTGCTTTCATTGCTCCCTCAATGGTCTTGTACTCTTTGCAGTCCTCTTTCTTGAACTCTGTTCCTTTGCCTAAATAGTATAACATGATTTTCCCTCCTATTTGCTCAAATACTTGCTTGACGCATATCCGACGATGTTCTTGTAAACCACATACAACCATTTCACACCGTTGCAATCGTTATAATATCCATAGCACTGGACTTTCTCACCGTTTTTCATCACCGCAAGGATTGACTTTCCTGTTCCTGCTCCCGCACGGAGATTCAATCCGGATGCAGTCACCTTGTAAGTTCCTGCAAGGCTCTTGTTGAACCCGTGTGCAACGTCGACCTTTGCATTGCTCTTGACTGTTGTTGTGTTGGATGCACCTGTTCCGGATGACTTTGCTCCGTCCGTGAGGTTCACTGCAACGTGAGCATTGTCATTGAGGGTGATGTCTCCCTCAAGCAAATACGCATCCGATGTCAGATATTTGCTATCTGTCAACACCTCGAATCCTGCTGCCTTGAGACCCGCTCTCATGTTTCCGGTATAGAGATAAATGCTCACATTCTTCATTTTCTCATTTCCCAGTCTGTAACCTGCACCCTTTACGATTGCAGCGACACCGGATGAACAATCTGCCTCGCACGCAATCGTGATTTGTGCAGGGTCGTAATTCGATGCCTTGAGATGCTCCCAAAATGTGTATCTCTCTGACTGGTCATATCCGATTTTATTGTTGACTGCTGCTGCCTTTGCCATGCTCGCAATCATTTTTCTGACCTTTGCATCCGGATGACGGAGGACGCATTTCCACGGTCTGTTATACCAATTTATAACCCTCCACTCTGTACCTGTCTGGTCTCCTGCCTTTCCTCCGCTGTATCTGTTATTTTCATCATGTCCGCAATTTGAAATCATTTGTTTTCCTCCTTGTCAAATTCTTCTGTGTTTCTGTCCGTCATGTCTCCCATAAGTTCCGGACAATGTTCCTCAAGTTCTGTGTACACAATCAACCCGCAAATCAGTAACGGAATACCGACCCATAAAATCGCACATCCCAATGAAAGAATGAACCATACTACCACCGACATTCTTTCCGCAAATTCGTCATCCGGATAATAATATTCGTCATAGTAAAGCTCCTGTTCCTTTTTGCTTGCCCTGTCGACCCAAATGTAAAACGCTGTCATCGCTAAAAATACGACGACCGCACCCACAACGTACACAATCCCGATTGTCCTTGCGTTCTGCACGAAAAAGTCTACGATTTTACTCATTGACCTCACCTGCCTCACCGCTCACAAGCGTCTGCATCGCTTTGTTGCTCTCAAGCATCTTTTTCATTCTCTCAAGTGCCTCGTCGACCATCATCGAAAAAGCCTCAAAAGAAATCACTCTCGCAAGCCATGCGAACCGTGCGACGAACATATCATATACATATCGCAGTTTGATTTGACCTGTACCGCCTCCCAGTTCCTTTTCTGCCTTTGTGACTGCATAGAGCAGCCATTCTCTCACTTTGTTCAACTGTTTGTCTGACGGCATTTTCACGAAAACATATACTGCATATCCTCCCGCTGCACATACCGCAATCAGACCCACAATCACAAACCAATTCTCGACGATGTATTTCATCCTTGTACCTCCTCGTCATCCTGCTCCGGTTCGTCATTGTGTTGTATTTCTCCGTTTGACTTTGTTCCCTTGACCGTTTTCACGGACTTAATGAGTGCCATTGCACCGCCCTCAACTGAAAGAAATCTGAATACATTCTCAATCAATGTCGACGGTTCTGAACCCATCCGCAAAAACACAAATATCATCACGACTGTAAAGATAAATGCTGCAAGAATCAAAGTAAATACAACACGTTTCATGAACAGACCGGACACCTTTTTGTCATGTCTCTCTTTTCGCTCTCTTATCCGATGCATTCTTTTCAGATGCCGGATTCTGATGCGTCGTTCCTGTTCTGTCATTCTCATGTATTGCCTCTTTTCTGTGAGGTTGATTCTTGCCCGTTTCCTGCCCTCCTGTTATCGGTCGGAATGCTGTTCTCCGTCCAGTCTCTTGTGATAACTCTTGAGTGACTGTTCCACAATGACAACACGCTCTCTCAATGTTTTCATCTCCTCACGGTTCTCTCTCGATTCCCGTTTGATGTCTTTGAGGTCGTCTGCGATGTTCTCAAGTTTCACCATCACCATTGTGTCGGTTGTTGCTCTCTGTTCCGTCTCTTCCTGAGTGTCTTTCTTCTCATTTCTCTGCTTTGAGCAGATTCCGAAAAAGATTGCAAACGCAACAGATACTCCGGAGAGCAACAGGGAAATTTCAATCGTCAACGGCGTTCTCCTTTCCGAACTCTGTCGCCTCGATGTCGTCGGTGTCGCAGTATTTCCGCATGTGGTATTCGAGAACATCCATCTCCCTGTCTGTCTCCTCTACCTCCTGCCGGAGTTCCGCTCTGACCGCCTCCTCGATTTTCGACTGTTCAATGATTGTTTGCTGCTTTTTCACGATTGTGGATAGAGTTTCCGTCACATCACACAATCGTGAGATTATTTCAAGCGGACTCATTCTGTATCACCGCCGGAGAATGTCTCCCCTGTGATGTATTCATATTCGTCTGCTGAAATACTACCCTTTGCGACACGCTCGGAAATCTGTTCCTTTGTGAGAGTGCCTTTTTTATACATTCTTTTGAGACTTTCAACAAGCATTTTCATACTAAATCAACCCCTCCTCAATCAACTGCTGTGTGTATTCGTCGATGACTGCATCTTTCTGAAACTGTGTCACTGATTCGACAATTCCGGATGTGTTCTCCTCGACGACTGATTTCATGAGAGCCATGTTCTCATATTCCTCAACTGTCATTTCTTTCTCGTCGTACTGCCATTCGGTCACGGTCTGTATCTTTCCGTCTGCTCCCTCAACCTCTTTCTCCACCTGCTCGATGTTCTTACGCAGATAGACCGTTGACGGAGACGATGTCCTGTCGATTTCCTCCGGACGTTCCGGCTGTGTTCCTGTCACCTTTTTCCAGTCTGTCATGTTGCTCATTCTCCTTTCTGCTATGCTTTGAAACTATCCTCTTGAGTTTCTTGACATTGATTCTCGGTTTGATGTATTCAATGTAATAGTTGTATGTGTCCGTGTGTTTGAACAATCCCATATATGACAACATCGCCGATGCGTTATACCATGAGATTTTATCCTGTTTTGAGATGTGGTTCGCCTTGCATCTCGCACTCTCGATGTTTGATTTCCGGATAGTTGTCCGGTCATGGTGAAATTGAAATCCCATAAAATCAAGCATACGCCCCTTTGTGACCTGCTTTCTGTTCTCGTCAAGCACTGGTTTCCCGTCTTTCATCACCGGATATTCAAATCTAAACACCTGCCAGTCGCCTTTTATCTCAAGGTCAAGGTTGTCGTTCAGATATGTCTCGATTGCCCTGTGCATTTTATGCAGTTTCTTTTTGCTCTTACCCAGTATCACCATGTCATCCATGTATCGCATGTAATGTTCTGCATGGAGTTCCTCTTTGATGTAATGGTCGAGTGCTTTCAAGTAAAAATTGCCGAACCATTGTGATGTGAAATATCCCAACGGAACGCCTTTTCGCATCTCCTCAATAATTTCTTTCAGTTCATCGAACATCGCTCCTGTGATGCCGATTTCCTGCAATATCTCCAACGCTCCGGAGATGTCGTCAAATGCTATGCATCCGACAAGCGTTTTCGTCTGTTCTGCATCTATCTCAACACCTGCATCCGTCAAAATCTTTGCAACGAGTGCTATTTTGTCATGTTCAATCAGTATGCAGAGTAATCTATAAAACCGTTTATCTCGAATTACCTCTTTGAGTTTCCTTTTGAGGATTCTCCGGTTTATGGATTCAAAGAAATGGTGAACATCCATCTTGAGAACAAAGAATTTCTTTCCGTCGTAGGAATCAAGCCATTTTCTCATGTACTTCTTTCCGTAATGAACACCCCTGCCCGGAATGCTCCCGCATGAAAATTCATACAATCCATTCATCACAATCGGTTTGAACTGACCTATTGCACAATGATGAATAACCTGCTCATATTTGTAATGTGGTTTCAATATACGGCGTGTTTTCTTGCTGCTGCTCTCGTTGATGATGCTCGGTTTGTGATAGTCCGGAATGAACAACTCCTCTGTCAACATCTTTTTCAAGAGTTCCGTGTGTTCATCGAGGTTCTCTAATACCTCCCGCACATCATTCCTGTTCTTTTTCTTTTTGGATGCATTTATAAAACACTGTTTTATGTAGTCGTCTTGTAACATTGGTTCATATAGGTTGTTGTAACTTCTCATATAGTATTTTCTTATCTCCTATCGGTTTTTGTGCTGATGCTTACTCAACCGACCCTATATTCGGAATGATTTTCGCCTTGTGGCGTGGGATATAGGCTGCATTTGATTAAACGCTCCGATATGAGAAGAAATCGGACGCCCCGACGTCCCAGTACGCACCGCCCGCAGAACCGTTCAAAGCCAAGCAATCCGCACCGCAGGCCTCGCCATTGCTACAGTCACCGCCGACAAGGGCGACCGCAGGGAGCAGGAACACCGCCCGACACCGCACCCTATATCCCTATATTTATTTTTCCAAAAACGACCACACCGCCTAACGGCGGGAATAGCGGAGGCGTTCCCCCTCCGTTCCTCCCCCTGCTGCTTACGCAGCGATAGGCTGTTCTAAGAAAACGGACGCACCGAAGCTCCAGCTCGCACCGCCCGCAGAATTGTTCAAATTCAAGTAATCCGCACCGCAGTGCCCGCCATTGCCACAGCCACCGCCGACAAGGGCGACCGCAGTAATTCCGGCGTTCCACCAAAAATAGTCACATGTGTATGTGCTACCGCTGCCACCTGTTGAATTGACAATGCGTCCGAATCTGCTTGACTTTGTTCCTTTCTGATAACCGCTGCCGGATGATGTGAACGTGATTCCGACCTTTTCAAAGTCCTTTCCTGTCAGATTGTACGGAGGTGTCATCTTTGCAAGGATTTCATCACCTACCATCAACAGACCGTTGATTCTATCCCAACGGTTGCCCCACCATTTTTCAATGTAGAACACTTTGACCTCATGAGTTGTGTCGTTATATCCGAAAAACTGTCCTTTGTCCTTGAGTGTTCCGGTCGCAAGGTGTCCGTAATTCTGTGATGCATTGTCAACATATCCGGATGTCTGACCCTGTCCGAATGCAGTCTGTGAATTGTCTGTCTTTGACATAATCTTGAGCATACAATTCAACAGATTTCGTTTGCTCCATGAGCCGATATTCCATCCCGCACCGTTTGCCTTTGCTCTTGCAATCTCTGTTGATGCGTTTGTGTTATACATGAGTGTCTGTCCTGCAAGTGAGCGGATGCGTGTTCCATCATATGAACCGCCGAACATTGGGAAATAGAGTTTGTCTGCATGTGAACCGTCCTCTCTGACATATGCATCATCGTTGTATGATTCATCGTACTGGACGTTTGAAATAATCATGTACTCATAGTTTCCGACTTCAAACTGTGAGAGCCAAATCTTGCCCTTGTCACCGCTGCCATCGAATACACTCATTGCATTTCCTCCGTATGCCGTGTTTGAGACATCGGATGCCGTTTTTCCGTCCGCTTTCTTTGTGTGGTCGTTCGGGTCGAGTTTATAATCTTCTGTACCGTCATATTTGACCATTGCCGGATAATTGTTCTTTACAAAAAAGACGTTTCCCCAGTCTCCAAAATCGAACCGTCCGGCAGAATAATTCATCGCAGCGGGTGTCATTCCCACCGCATCGAAAAGATATGTGCATCGTGTCACCGGATTGCTGTCATTTTTGTTGATTTTCATTCCGTAACGCTTTACACCCTTTATTCTTACATCTTCCCCGACTGCTGCCAGTATAGCGTTTGTATTCGCATATGTGCGGTCGAGTGTGTCTTTGTCTGCTACTTTTACAATCAAGTCTCCACTTGCCATTTTTTACGCCTCCCTTATCGTCAAAATTCCATCCTCAACCGTGAGGACGCATGATTTCTTTGTGACGGTGTCAACCATAGTGTTGAGACCGTTCACAATGCCTTGACACGCTTTTGCTGCTGCACTTGCTGTCGACGCTGCATTGTTTGCCGTTGTTGCTGCACCGTTTGCACTGTTCGTCGCCTCTGTCATGTTCTTACTGAAATTGTTCACGGTGTTCATATATCCCTGTGTCAATGTCAGTATTTCCTCATAACGGGCATTGTTGACGATAATCGGCAGGTCAAAAAATTTCTTTTTACCATCTCCCTGTCTGATTTGATAATGACCGGATGTGTCAATCTCAACTCCGATTTCTCTTTCCTTGAGAATCAGAGTGCCCTCAACCGCTTTCCAGTCTGCCGTTGTTCCGGTGCATGGTCTGATTGCTGCCATTGTTCAACCTCCTTTGCTCCGTGATTATGGAATATATCACATAATCACTCCTTTGTGTTCGTTTCGCCGTCTGTTTCCAGTATCATGGAATTATACTGCTAATTGTCGGGAGGTCGGCGTTCCTCCGTCAAAATCAACGCCCTCATTCGCATTTCTGACCTGTGGTGTTGCTCCGTCAATGAATACCGGTGTCACCGTTCGCAGATACGGCGTTTCTCCGTCACAATCAAGATACATGCTCGAATATAACGCCTCTGCACGGTTGAAATAGTCCTGCACACTCTCAAGGATTTTCTCTGCTGATGCAAGCAGTGAATTTTGAATCGTGTCATCAATATCCTTTTTGTCCTGCTCGACCTGTTTCTTTGCCTCCGCAACTGCTGTCTGCATCTGTGACACATCCTGTCGAATCTGTGTCGCCGTGTTCAATGTCGCCTCAAGCTGCTCTTGATTCTGCAATGCGTCCTCTGCCCGCTCTGTGACCTCTTTGCAGGCTGTTGTCGCCCTCTTGGATTCATCCGTTGCATCGTTCGTATTCTTGACCGCCTGTGAGGTGTCCTGCTGCCTCTGCTGCTCCTGTTGGATGCGGATGTTCTCATTTTCCTGTCGCTTATTTTCTGCCGTCTCCCTTGCGGATTCCGCTTTCACTCTCGCATTCTCTGCGACCACTCTTGCGGATTCCGCTTTCTTGACTGCTGCATCCGTGTCATCAATATTCTTGATGTGTCCTGCAATCCGGTTCTCAAGGTCTGTGAACTCATTCGCTGACAAGATAGCATTTTCATTTCTCTGTGACGGTTCAATCTCCATTGTGAATGATGCGGATGTGATAACCTGTGAATCATCGCTTGTCCGGATTTCAATGTCGCAATATGCCGTTCCGGAGGCTGCAAGTGCTTGATTCGTCAATTCGACCGTCACATCCGAACCGGAATATGAACATGTGTTATACACATGCTTTCCGTCCGGCTTTGTAATGTTGATGACCGCTCTCGCACCCGTCGGGATTGTGTACGGTTCACCGTTGTTGAGCAGTCTTGCGACAATGAATCGTGTTGCCTTGTCTCCCTGCTTTGCAGATACTAAATATCTTTTAGTGTCTCCGGACATTTCAAGATTGATGTTCGTTGTCAGTTTCGTCAATGCTGCCATGCTCTCACCTCCTCTCGGTGTTTACTTCTTATTTCTCCGGATTCTCCGGTTCATCCTGCTCCGGCTGTTCCTCGTCCGGTTCTGTTTTTAGAACTCTCTTTGCTGCTTTCTTTGCCTTTTCAAGTTCCTCGTTTTTTTCTGCCATCATTGTATTTGTTGAGTTTATGAGTTCAATCTTTGCCTCACTCCTTACCTCTGCCAGTACGGAGGACAAAACTCCGTCCATGATGCACGGAGGCAATGCATGTCTTTTCTGTATCGTTTCCATGGCGTTGAGGATTTCTCCCTTTGCACATTCAATTCTTACTGCAAGCGGTGTATTCATGATTATTCCTCCTTTGCTGCCTGTGTCGCTGTTTGTGCTGCAAGCAGCATGTCAAGTTTCTTGTCAATACTCTGCAAGAGTTCTGTGTTTGTCTCCTCTGCTGATTCCCTCGTCACAACCTCTGCTGTTTCGTTTGGTCTTGAGTTGTCGGTAGCATCTTCCGGAATTTTATACTCCGGTTCTGCTGCTCGTTTGACTTCCTCTGTCTGAATATTTTCGTCATTCATCTGCATTTCTTTTCCTCCTGTTTTATCCATTGCTCCATGTTCCGGACACTAATATTCCTCTTTTGAACTCAAGCGTCGCCGTTGACCACTTTGTCAGTTTCCCGTCGCTGCCTACTTCTAAAGGTTGTTTGAATGTTAGCGTTCCACTTATTGAGCCATCCTCAAAACTTACATTCCTTAATGTGAAGAAATGCATGTTGATGTCTGCCCCTGCATGTAGCATGTTCGCCTCGTAATTCCCACACTGCTGTGTGCAGTACGACCATTTCATCGTGTACACATCTGCATTCTGCGATTCTTTATTTGACCATGACATATACGCAGTGTTGTACTCAATACCAAAAACAAGTCCTCTCTGACTGTCGTTGTCTTTCATCGTGTTCGTTCCGATTTTTCCGACATAATATCCGTCACGATAGAAATGAGTTCCGTTGTAGTCAAATTGTGTTCTTTTTTGGTTATCCGTAATCGTTCCGGTGTACATCGTGATTGCGGTCGAATCAAACTGCATGTACGAACTGCCTTTATTAAATGCAATTCGGACATTGTATGCGTTCTGTGTGATTAGTGTTCCGAAATCATCGCTGTTCACTTTTTTGTTGACCTCGGAGGTTATTTCCTCCGCAGTCACTTGAATCTTTGCATCCGCATACAATGAATACAGTCCTAATACCTCAATATCCGTGATATACACGGGTGCGTTCTGTGTGTATGCGTAAATGTAAATATATTTCGTTCCCTCTGATACCGTGATTTCACGTTCAATCGTCGTGAACTCTTTGCTCTTTAGCATTCCGGAGGATGTCGTTGAATAACTTCCCAACGCCCCCACCTGCACCCTTGCCGTGCTTTCGTACCCTGCTGCTGTTGCTGCCTTATATCTCACACGATATGTTCCCGCAGGTATTTTCCCTAAATTCTGCCATATATAGGAACTGCTTGAGGATGTTTTCAGTATTTTTGCAACCGTACCCAAACCGGACACATCCATCACGGAGTTGTTTGTCTCATTACTGTTGTACCAATTATCATCAAGTCCGTTTGAAAAATCTCCATTCACAACATAGTTGTGCATTGAGTTTTCCTCAACATGCTTGACCTCTTGAGAAATCTCCTCTTTCGTGGCTTTTATCAAGGAATCCATCTGCACGGATGTATAATAATTTTTCAGATTGTAGGCGACCCCCGCCTCGACTGCCTCTTTCGATGCCGTGATTTTGGTTTCAATCTCCTCCGTGGTCGAATAGTTCTCAAGGACTTTCTTCGTCGCCCTGTTAGAGATTGAGATTGCCTCCTCGGTCTCTGCTGCCGTCTCCTCTTTCTGAATCTCTGCAAACGTCTTTCTCGCATTTGAAATCTCAACCGTGTTCTTTTCCGGTGTCTCCGGATATTCCGTGATTTTGACAATCCTCTGTTTTTCTTTCGTTCTGGTTTTCTTTGACACAAGTGTGACCGTGTCTCCGATTCCGTATGAAAGAATGTCTTTGTATTTTTCTGACGCTTTCGCAAGGTCGACCACCTCCGCAGTATATGCCTTGTATGGTCGTGACATTTCCTCAATCTTTGCCGTCGCATCCTCAATCAGACTTGTGGTGTTGGTGTATCGCTCATCTTTCCACACATACGCCTTGATTTTGGAACTATACTGAAAATTGTCGATGTAATCTTTTCCAGTCAACCATTCCGGTGTGATGCCGTCCTTGCCTATCGGATAGATTCTTGTATAAAAATCATAGGTGTCGGATTTCAAAGATATTTTCCGGAGGTTCAATCCCTCCATGAAATAACACCCTCTGTCACTTCCTATCCTGTCATAGATGTCGATTGTCTTTGTCAGTGAGTGAATGATGCACTCGCAACGGTATGTCGTGAGGCACTTTTGCAGGACATCCCATGCGGTGACACTCTCCTGCTCGTCGATGGTTCTTTTCTTTGTGACGGTACATATTCCGACATGCCATCCCGTACCCTCAAATGCAAACTCAAGACATGCCTTGATTGTCTGCTCCTGTGATTCAAAACCATACGGGAACACTGTTCCCTCCAACTCCTCGACATTGAGAACTGCTGTGTATTTGTTGAATTGTTCTCCCTTTTCAACCGCTTTGATGACATATTCGTCCGTTTTGGTGTGTATATAATATTCTTCTTTTAACAGGTCAACCAACGCTCCCGCTGCCGGATAACTGAACGACAACTCTTTGTCTCCGGAATCCAGTGTCGTGGTGATTTCCCTGTCCTTGAATCCGGACAATGTTCCGATTCTTTTCTTTTTGTCGTTAAAAATCTGCAATGCTCTCACCTCCTAAATCCACATAGGCGTGTATCTGATAGTCACTCTCGCCTTTGTGTTGGAGAATGTGAGTGCTGTTTCTCCGGTCTTTAATACCGGAAACGTCCACATGTTCACCTTGTCGAATGCATTTGCCCCGTCGATTGTCACAAGTCCTGTCTTTGCATCTATCACAACCGTCTTTCCTGCTGCCAAACTCTCAATGATGATGTCATCCTCTCCCAGTCCGGTGATTGTGTAATTCGTCAAGGCACTCTTTGCATATACCTCCACAACGCACGGAGCGTCTCTTGTACCCACTTTATAGAACGATGCAGAGGTTTTCCCGTCGAATGTGATTGAGAGGTCGTCATCGACGAAAAAGCCGTCAAATTCGAGGTTTACAATGTATCTCTGTTTTACATTCTTTTTTTCGTAGTCATTTGTTGTGATGAATCCGATGTATGTTCCTTTGTAGCCGTCGAGTTCCATCTTGCAAGCCTTTGTGAAATTGCTCATGAACTCCGATGCAGCACGGATGATGTTGTTCCTGTCCTTGCCTTTGAAATATATTGACAGTTTCAAATGACCCATCTGAACCTCTGTCTCAAATTCCGTCGGCAGTGCTGCACTCGTCAGCCATTCATAAGAATTTGAAAAAGAGGGAGGCTGCACATCGGCGGTCAACTGCTTTGCATCGTATTTCTTGATGTCTATTCCGTTTATTTTCATCGCCCTGTTTTACCTCCCTTTTCGCTTATTTATTACCATTTCCGCATCAACCTTTGACACGGTTCTGCTTGCTATTTCGTCGCCGTCAATGTATGTGTGATTCGTTACATACACAACTTGTGATTTCTGTACTGCATCCAGTTTCTTGTCAAGGATGCTGTTCAATTTGTTGTAAAATTCCGCAAGAGGCAATATTGCCTCGTCTCCTGCCTCGCCTCCTACCATGAGACTGTTTCCGTTGATTCCGAACACGGTCGGATTCGTCATGATACCGCCGTTTTTGTACCATTCAATCGAGAATGACGGGAGTGAACCTTTTCCTCCGATTCCGTATGGTGCTTTTCCTCCGTTTACACTGATGTGTGGGAGGTTCAAATGTGGCAATGACCACTTGAAATTGAACACGCCCTTGATTTTCTCAATCACGCTCGAAACAGTAGACTTTGCACTTTCTAATTTTGACGAAAATGCACCCTTGATGTCGTCAAGCACCGATGACACGGTTGACTTTGCTGCTCCCATTTTTGAGGAAAACGCCGACTTGATACTGTCGAGTTTTCCACCCGTCAGAGTGTTCGCCGTACCCATGAGAGAGTTCATCGTGTCCTTTACGCCTGTGAATGTAGCAGACACGATTCCCTTGATTCCCCCGCCTTTTTCACTGTATGCGGATTTCATGTTGTTTAGTTTCGTTGACACATTGGACTTTGCCGTCTCCATGAGTGAGGTTGCCTTGTCCTTTATATTCGTGAAATCCGTTGACCATTTCGTTTTTATCTCCGAAACTTTTGAGGAGAATCCGGACTTGATTTCCGTCAATTTATTCGATGCATTGTTTTTCCATTCGGTCATTTTATTCGTGACCGTGGTTTTCATATTCTCCCAACCCTCGGAAACTTTTGTTTTGATTTCCGATGTCTTTTCAGAGAATTTTGATTTGATTTCAGAGAGTTTTCCTCCGGATAAATTATCAACGAATGTAAATCCTGCTGAATAATATCCTTTGATTCCCTCCCATCCGGCAGCAACAACGCCCTTGATACCGCCTCCGTTTTCTTCATAGGCGGTTTTCATGTTTCCCAGTTTTTCCTTTGCCGTTTCGGTCGCTGCCGACATGACATTGTGAACCGTGTCCTTTACGCCGCTGAATACTTTCGATGCAGCTTGTCCTATTGTGCTGTTTTTTATGTTGTCGCCGATTTCCTTGACCTTATTCGTGACCGCCTCTTTCGCTTTCGTGAATGCTCCCGTGATGGTCTCTTTGATTGCATTGAATTTTTCTTTGATGTTGCCCCACAATTCGGACAGTTTTTCTTTGACTTTATCCCAATTTTTATATAGTGCGACACCTGCTGCAATCAGTCCGGCAATCAGTGTCACAATCAAAATAATCGGACACAAGTTCATAACTGCATTGAGTGCCGTCTGTGCTACCGTCATTCCTCCGGTCGTCGCCGTGGCTGCTGTTGTAGCTGCCGTGTGTGCTGCCGTGGCTGCTGTTCCTGCCGTATCTGCTGCCGTTCCTGCTGCCGTGGCTGCTGTCTTTGCTGTTATCTTTGCAATGATTTTCGCAGCACTGGAAACAAATTTCTGTCCGGTCGTTATTGTGTCGGAGATACCCTTTGCCACCTTACCGAATCCGATTGACAACGGACCGATAGCAGCGACCACAAGACCGACCTTGAGGATTGTTTCTTGCTGTGCCGGAGAGAGCGACGTGAACCACTTTGTCAACTCTTGAATCTTTCCGGTCAGTTTCTCAATCATAGGTGCTGCGGATGTCTGTGCTGTGGATGCCAGTGTCGACAATGCCAGTTTTGCGTTGTTCATCGCAACTTTTGCATTATCAATCGGGTCGAGAGTTCCGTTGTAGGTGTCCTCGACCGTCGTTCCGTATTCCTCCATTGATGACGACAGACTGGTGAGGTCGATTCGATTCTCACGAATCGCCTTTGTCATTTCTGCTGCACCTTTCTTCCCAAACAGTTCCGTTGCAATCTGCATCGCCTCGGTCTCTGTTTTTGCGTTCTTGATGCTGCCGATGGTCTCTGACAACGCCTCGTCCATTGATTTCCCCTCTGCTGTGGCGTTCTGTAATGCCTTTTTAAGACCCGCCATTGCTTGAGTTGAATCAACACCGTTTGCATCGAATTGAGCCATCAAATTGATTGCTTGAGGCAATGACAGACCCATTTCTTTGAACGCTGCGTTGTTATCAAGTACATTTGATTCAAGCGTGTCAACGGAGATTCCGGTTTCCTGTGCCTTTGCCGTGAGCAATCCTAACAGGTTTCCCGTCTGTGATGCATCCACGTTCCACGCTTTCATGATTTTGTCGACTTGATCAACTGACTGTGTGACGTTTGTTCCATTGATTGTTGCAAACTGTATGAACTGTTTTGAGGTCTTTTCAAGTTCCGTTCCTGTTGTATGGAATCTTATGTTGACTTCTCCGATTGCCTCGCCTACCGTCGACATATCCTCCGGCATTGTGCCGAAAACATTATCCGCAGACTTTGTCAATCCCTCAAGTGCCTCTCCGGTTGCTCCGGTCTTTGTCACTATGGTGTCATATCCCTCGTCGAGTTCTTTGAACGCTGCAATAGATGCTGCACCAATGCCTGCAATTCCGGCAGAGACAACCGACATTTTCTTTCCGAAACTTTCCATCTTTGTTCCCGCCGTATCGCAAGCGGTCGCAAATTTTTCAAGTTTATTATCTTTCAACTGGTCATTAACGTTTTTTAGTTCTGCCTCCATGTTCATGAGAGCAGTTTTTGACTTTTCCGTCTTTACTGTCTGATTTGCAAGTGCGGTCTCTGTCTTTCCGATTGCTGTCTCATTTGCAGTAAACTCTTTCTCTAACTTGTCAAGTTCCTCTTTGAGTGCCTTTGCCTGTTCGGAGTTCTTTCCGGTCTCTGCTGTCGATTTCTCATAAGCCTCTTTTGCAGCATCAATCTTTGTTTTGAGTTCCTCTTGCTTTGTCTTTTGGTCTGACAGTTTCTTTGTCAACTTCTCCTGCTGCTCACTGTTCAATTTCACGATGTTTTTCTGCACCGTGATTTTTTGAGTGAGCGATTCGGCTTTTGCCTTGAGGCTGTCTGTTTCCGACCCGAACAACTTTGCTTTCGTCGCTGCCGTCGTATATTCCGCAGACAAGACTTTCATCTGCGATGCTGCTGATTTCATTTGCGATTGATAACTGCTCGAATCTGCCGATATTTTGACGCTTGTATAAGCCATTCGGTCGCCTCCTCTCTTACTGATTTTCGTTGATTGTATCTAATTCAAATTTTAAGTAGTCCAACAACGTGACAATGTTCTCTTTCATGCATTGACTGTATGAGTTTTTCAATAGCCGAATCGCAATTTTTACAACACGGTCAACAATTTCCCCGCAGACTTTCCATTGATTTTCCTCCGGTTGTTCATCCTCGTCCTCATATCCATTTTCACGGTCATAGTCATCGAATGCGGATGCCTCTTTTTCCACCTGCTCAACCTCGACAATGTTCAACATCTTCTCTGCAACAATGTTCTGCATGATGAAATGAACCGTCTTGATTGCCGTCAGAAATTCAACTGCATCAATCTCCCCAACTGCTGCAAGCGACAATTCATTCCCGAACATCTCCTGCATTATCTTTTTGTTGAAAAACATCACTCCGGAGAATTTCTCCGTGTCATTCTTTTCCATGAGACTGATGTATTTTTTATACTGTTCTACCGTTACGGAATTGATGAAAAGCCTTTTTCCTTTGCAAGTGATTTCGATTTCCGGTATCACTTGCCACTCTGAAAATTTTTCTCTATCTTCTCCATGCGTTTGGTGAGGTCGTCGGCGATTCCCATGTCAATGAACTGGAACTCAAGAATCAATCCTGCTGCATCAAGTCCAGTCTCCGGATTCTTTAATTCCTCAATGGTGAACTGGTCTCCGTATGCCTTGCAGATAAAAAGACCCATCGCCTCGATGTCCTGTTTTGAATATCTCTGTTTTGCGTCGACAACCTCTGCAAGTTCAAGATATTCCGTGTATGTGTCGATTGACATTTTCGGCATTGTAAACTCTTTATTATTGACTATTATTTTTCTTTTCATGATTTATCCTCCTGTTATATATCCTCTTTTTTAGCCTAAACCGCCGTTTTTCTCCTGTACTTTGCTGAACCAATTCTTGATTGCCTCTGCTGCCTTTGTATCTTCTGTCACAAGATTTGATTCATCAACAGAAATCTCATATGCATTGTCAAGACTTCTCTCATAGAATGAACCCTTGACACTCTTTGTTGTCGGAGACAGTTTTCCCTCTTTTGTGCTTGCCTCCTCGCTGATTCCCTCTGCAAACTTTCCGGCGTACAACCATTTGAAATCATACTTTCCGTTGAGTTTTCTTTCTCTCCATCCGACAGCGACCTCCGGTGCTTTGTCATCTGCCGTCTTTACGAGGAAACCATTTTCGTACAACTGACCGAAAAGAATCTGTCTGTCCTGTGGTGCAAGGGCGTTGACCTCAAGTTCGATTTCAGTTCCCTCATAGGAATTGATGACCTCCTCTGTTCCGTCGTCGGAGTAGATTTTCTCTGAACTCCATTTTTCATCAACTTTCGCCTTGATTGCTCTTGCCAGTTTTATGGGTGTACCTGCCACATACCCTGTTGCATCATTCTGTGTAAGTTTTGCGATGTAAAAATCTCTACAACCGCATGTTCTACTTCTGACAATCTTCTGTTCTGTCTCGCTAACCTGTGTTACTGTTTCGCTCATGTCTATTCCTCCATTTCATAAAACTTTGAAAACCTTTGTGCTTTCATATAGATTCCGTCCTCCGGCTTGGAATCGTCTCCGTTCCTGCCATCAAACGAAAAATCATTTTCTTTCATGAGTGACTTGATTTCCCTTGCCAGTTCAACCTCGTCATTTTCTGAAAATATAGTGACCTGCAATGACAGCGTCACTCCCTCTGCATCGTCGTCCGAAAAATTCTCGTCATTTTCTCCCAAATCCCACAATGTCACATGTCTGTCATGGATGTCTTTGTCATACCATCCTTGCATCACAGTGATTCCTCTGTCTGATATAGGTTTCAATGCGTCGGATGCATCTTTGATGATGTCCGGACTGCTGCTCATGCTCTCACCTCATTTCAATGTGTTGTCTAAATAGGATTGATATTCCTGTTCTGCGATTTTTTGCAGTTCCGCATCTGCCTCACGCCCTGTTGCGTAAATAAATTCTTGAGGCGGTTGATAGATAGTTCCCCAGTTTATGAATTTCACATAAAAGTGTTCGCTATTGTCCGACTTTTCCCATCCGACATCCGCTGTTGCTCCTGTGTCTTTCATTTTGACTGCTCCCATCGGTATGCTGTCCGCTGCATGTGATGTCACGGATGACTTTGAACCGAAACCTCTACCGGATAATTTGATGTCTGCCGATTTCGGAATCTTGCCGGACATGATGTTTTTCACGACTGGTTCGCTTTGCTTTACAATCTTTTGATTGACCTCTTTTATGTCCTCGTCGCTTGCTGCGTCCTCAAATGCTTTCATGAGTTCTTTCAAGCCTTGAAATTCCATTTCGATTTTCACTGCATCACCTCCGGTGTCAGATTATGACACTATGCTCCCGCTCTACATTTCAACTGATATTTCCTGTCGTCTGTGAACATCGGACACGCATCATATATCTTGAACTCAACGCCTTTATATACTGCGTAGAACTCTTTCAGATTCAATCTGATTTCCTCCATCTTGTCGCAGGCTCTCGTTTCAAACATGATTGTGTTCTCAAGACCTATCTGCAACGCATTGTATTTTTCATTTGTTCCCAAACTCTTGACATCGCACCAACATGAGAAAAACTCCTTTTCCTCCTGCTGTCGTCTACCGTCAACAACACTTGTTGTCTTGCGAATTATCTTGATTCTGCCTGTCATTCTGCTGCACCTCCGTATATTTCTTTCAATAGCATGGAGGAAACGGCAGCGGATAGCGTTTTTGTGTCGCTCCGGTACTTGTCACGGTTGTCGTACAGTTCTTTCACGGACATAAATGCAAGCAGTTTTTGACGGCTTGTGAGGTTGTTCCGGTCGAAATTCGGAATCAGTTCCGTCATTTCATCCAGTGTCGTGTCAAGCATCAATTCAAGGATTTCGATGTCGTCATCGTAGTCGATGTGACAATATGTCTTGCATGTAGCAATCAGACCGCCTCTGTACTTCTCTTTTTCTTCATCCGTCATGTTCTCACCTGCTTTCAATAGCAGGACGGATTCACCGCCCTGCTGCCATATTACCCGTTGATAACTTCTGTAATCTGACCCTTGATGACTGCTCCCTTGTCAACAGGCTGCACATCGAAACGGTCACGCACCTTGATTCCGGTCATGTCCTTATCCCATAAACCCGCACCCTTGTCATTGAGGTCGATTGTGAGAACATTTCTGTCAAAGAGTGTGACTGCCTCTTTTAAGTCACCGCAGAAAATAGGATGCTTGTACCCGTCGACTGTGTGACCATCGGTGTTCATAATCTTCTCGGATGCAAGAGTTTTCTTTGATAATTTGATGATAGGATATTCACCGAAAAGCATCTTTCCCTTTGTCTGCTGTGTCGGGTCTTTCTGTAAAATATAGTTGCCGTCTTTATCCTTTAACTTGTCAAGGTAGTTGAAACCGCTCTGATTTGTGATAACAACTGCATTGTCAGCGATTGCAGGGTCTAACTGCTCATTGAAAATGTCCTTGAGACTGTCAAGGTTCTCGACTGTGACCTCTTTTCCCTTTGTCATCTCATTGAGTACCTTGAGAATCATTGCGTTACGGGTTGCCTTTGTCTTTTTCGCAATCCATTTATTGATGTATGCCATGATGTTGGATGCTGTGTCCTCAAGTAACTCTGCTGTCATCTTGAGGATTCCACCCTTTTTCTTTACCTTGTACTCAATCGGTAAAAATTCCGGTTCGTCCATCTCCGGAAAATCCGCAGCCTCGTCAACATTGTCAAATGGTGTCGATTCTGCATCAACCTCAATGTTTCGTGTTCCTGTCTTAGTTGTTACGCCCTCGACATTGACATACTGTTCAAGGTTGTCGGATGAACGACGCAACTCAATGATGTCTGTTCTGATGTCCTCCGGAATTGTCACACCGATTCCGACCTCTCCCTCACTTCCTGCGGTTGTGTCGGATGTGAGTGCATCCTTGTACACTTTGATGTCTGCCTCGTCTGCCTCTTTGTGCAGGAATCCGGCTTTGACAATGTTGACAAATGATTTCACGATATTCTTTTTGTCCGGTTTGGCATCCCCGCCGACCTGCTTTGCAGTTCCGTTGTTGACTTTGTTCTCGATGTCATCCTGCTCGTCCTTGTCCAAATCATAGAGGAGGTCAAATCTGTTCTGTAACTCCTTGAGTTCCTCCTTTGCTGCCTTTGCCTTGTCGAGTTTTCCGTCGTTCACAAGGCTCTTGACCTCGTTTTTCTTGTCGTTAATCTGCTTGAGTAACTTCTGTAATTCCTTATTCATGTTTTTTCCTCGCTTTCTTAAATTCCATAAAGGTATAAATCTTTGAGAATCTCCTGCTTTTCTGCCTCGATTCTCTGTTTTTCTGCCTCTGTTGCTGCATTGTTCCGGTTTTCAAGTTCTGCAATCACTGCATCGACGATGTCCTTAGTGTCGATTCCCTTGAGTGTCTCCGGAATATTGTTGTATTTCTCGAAAAAGTCGGATGCACATGCTGCAACTGCTGCCTTTTCCTCGATTTCAACATTGAAATACTGCTGCATCTTCTTACTGTCGAACCATGTCTCATTGCTCATGAGAGATTGAATTTTGTCTCTTGTGACACCCTCCTGCACATGTTCCATGTAGACATCAAGAATTGAATCCTCGCAGAGATTCAACTGCTTTATTACTGCCTTGAAATCGTCTGCGTTTCCGTATGCCATGCATAACGGTTTGTGAATCATCGCTTGAGCACCTGTTGCAAAATGTAGTTCGTCACACGCAAACATGATGACTGATGCAATGGATGCAGCCATTCCGTCAACATATCCGACTTTGTGTCCGTCGTATCGCTTTAACTGGTTGTAGATTGCCAGTCCTGCAAATACGTCTCCTCCTCCGGAATTGAAATAGATGTCAATGTCCTCATATCCATCTAACTGGTTGAGGAAATCTGCAATGTCCTGCGGGCATCTGTCCTCCTCGTACCACATGGATTCCCATGTCGCCGATACAATGTCGCCGTAGAAATACAAGGAACATCTGCTCTGCTCCTCGTCCTGCTCTAAATCCAAATAGCCGACATTTTCAACTTTCCCGCTGCGTTTATTTTTCTTTGTAAAATTAAAACGTCTTTTTTTTGGCATGATTATTCACCTCCCTCCTGTTCATCCTCGTCCTCTGCCGTGTCGGTTTCGTCCGGTTCTGTTTCTGTGTCCGGCTGCTCTGTGTCCGGCTCTGTTTCCTCCTCCGGTTGCTCCGGTTCATCGGTGTTCTCCTGCTCGGATTCACCTTTCAAATATGCTGCACCCGCCATCGTCAACGGTACGATGCTACCGTTCGCAAGTAGGACATCGCCTCCCTCCGCATCTTCCATGTCGAGTTTACGTCTCGCCTCATTCGGTTTGATAATCATTCCACCGACACCATTTTTCAAATACTCCATCTGTGTTTTTGAATCGGTGCGGAACAGTACCTTTTCGTTGAATTTGTAATAATATCCGTCGTCTGATTCTTCATCCGACAGCATCTTATAATTGATTTCTTCCTCATACTGCTTGATGATGAACAGTTCTGTGTCGACGTAGAATGATAATTGCTGCATTTCGCTGTTACTGTACGACGATTTTGAATAGTCGTTGATTTGATTCGGTTTTACTCCGAACGCTCCTGCGATTTGCAATGCATTATATTTTTTCAATTCAAAGAACTGTGAATCGGTCAGTTTGATGTCGAGAGGTGTGAGTTTCATTCCCAACGGAACAGGCAGAATTTTTCCTGTGTTCTTTGCCCCGCTGCCGAACTCCTCAAACGATTTGACAAGTGCCTCTTTTGCCTTTTCGTTCAACTCTCCTGTGTATTCGAGTGTCGCTTTTGCTGTCAGACCGCTCTCGTACAAATTATTCATGAACGCCTGTGATTCGGATGCACCTGCAACCGTATCTCTCAATATCTGCTGCACTGGTAGTCCTGTGATGCCGTTAAAACTGAATGATGTTTTGAAATGCATCACCTCGTCTGTGCTGAATACATATTGACGACCGGATGTCGGGTCTGTGTAGACATACCACAAACGCCCAACTCCTGCGAATATGCCCGCATCGTCAACGACTATCTGCACACAATTTGACTGCATGACCCACAAATCAACGATTTTTATTTCACCGCCGAATTTCTTTCGGTCAAACTTCTTTCTCATATACACATAGCCATTTCCGTAATGGTTGCGGTTGATTTCAACCGTGTTCCAAAATGTTGTTGGTGTCATGAACGGATTCGGTCTTTTTGAGAGCAGTTTTGATGTATCTGTCACCTCTGCCTCAATGATTCCTTTGTCCGTTTTCTGATAATATTTGATAGGCATTTTTGCAAGGGTTTCTGACAGCATCTTGAGACATGTGAAATATGTGACCTCTGATGTCGGTTTTCCTTTTCTTTTCAGTCCTATCCGCTCAAGGAATGACGGTGAGTTCAGTGTCACAACGCCTCCGCTGTCCTGTGGTTCACCTCTCCACCAATTTGAAATTTTTGCTCCTAGTCTTTGAAACGGATTCATTTATTTCTCACCGCCTTTCTTCATGTATTTTTCAAATTGCTCAAGCCATTCATTGACAGTTTCGTTCACATCCGGTCGATACTCCTCTTTCATTGCGTGTTTCCATGCGTCGATGATAGCGTCAATCGGGTCGATTCGTTCTGTCGTGATGTCTTTGTCAATCTTTATTTCACCATAATTGTTCGAGATGGTCTTTGCATTTGCAATCGACCAAACAAGCAGGCTGTCAACTGGAACAACTATCTTGTTTCCCTCTTTGCCGACTTCCATTCCCTCGATTTCCACATTGCCCGCAAGAATCTCAAGCCTGAAATCAACTGTCGCATCGTTCAACTCTTTTGCTGTCTGTGTGACAGAGATTGAATCGAATCCCATCGCCTCAAGGTCTGACAGGAACGCCGATGCATTGTGCGGGTCGTAACAAATCAACTGCGGTTTGAGGTTGTATTCCCTCACTAAATCCTCAAGATATTTGATGATGTATTTATAATCTGTTTTGATTCCTCCTAGCGTTTCCGTTACCGTCACAAGACCTTTTTCAATCCATACGTCATACGGTACTTTGTCGGTCTTGATATGTTCATCCACTCTTGAGGACGGGATGAACGAATGTGTGTGAACAAAATATTTTTTCGTGTCCTCCACCATAAACGGAATCACGATTGCGATTGAGGTCAAATCTCCTCCGGATGACAAGTCAACTCCGACATAGCATTTTGACCCTCTGAAATCCTTGAGTGATTTCAGAACGGCACACGCTTTCCATGCTGCAATATCCTTGATATACAGTGAATTTGACCACTGCATCCACATGTTGAGCTGCTTGACAAGGAAATCTCTCAAGTCCTCACCGCCCATGTCCCGGGCAGTGTGTGCAATCGGTATCAGATTTTCAAGTGCATCCCTGTCAAATTCAAGAATCGGGTTTGCTTTTATCCAATTCTCCGGCGTGTATCTGTCATCGTGTTCGTCCATCTGTGCGATATACACAAATTGACTGTCATTCTCGAAAACGCCCTTGAGTAGATTGCAGCAATACTCATATAACTTGTAACACGGCGACTTGAGGTCGAATCCTGCTGTCGTGATGACCGAAATCAACGCCGACTTGAGTTTCTTGATGCCGCCCTCAAGCAGCTTGTACATCTGATTTGTTTTGTGTGCGTGATACTCGTCGACGATTCCCAAATATGCACGATGTCCGTCAAGTGACTTTGTATCACCGGACAACGCTTTGATTTCTGAATGTGTCAACAGACAATCAATCGTGTGGTTGTGGTCATGCACCTTGAACCATTCTGACAAATCCTCGTCAGAGTTGATGAATTTTGCAACCTCGTCAAAAACAATGTTCGCTTGGTCTTGCTTTGTAGCCGTACAAAAGATTTTTCCGTACTTGTACCCGTCAAAATTGCCGTAATAACACGCAAGAATACCATTGATGAACGATTTTCCGTTCTGCCTGCCTAATTGCACATAGGATGTTCTGAAACGTCTGTATGACTTTTCCTTTGTTCTCCATCCATTGAGCGACCCCAAAATGAAACACTGGAACGGATATGCCGTCACATGCTCATTTTCCTCACCCTCTGCAATGGTTAACTCCTCTGCAAAATTGATTATTTCCTCCGACTTTTCAACGTCGAAATAGTATTTGTACGGTGCTGCTTTTGATTTTTCGATGTCGTCAAGATGCCTCTGACATGCAAGACGGACATATTCTCCGGCTGTTATCTTGCCCGATACAACATCAAGGGCGTATTGTGTGCAGCGGTCTTGTGTTTCTCCTGCTTTTGCCATGCCTTAATTTGCATATTTTGCAAATTTATTCTCCGGCTTTTGCTGTTGTGGTTTCGGTACAACCAAACGACAACGGGAGGAAACTGTCAGTCCGAAATCTGATGCCCCCTGTCTGCACTGTTTCATGCAGCGGTCTTGAATTATCATGAGGCGTTCTCTTTCTCCGTTCACGACCTGCCTTGTACCGACCTGCACACGTTCTTTTTCGCCTGTGTCCGGATTTTCCCTCGTCTCATAGACTGGAACATCCTCCATCAATGGAGTTTCTCTGATTTGTTCCGTGATTTCGATGTACTGTGTTTGTGCAATGAGTAATCTTGCCAATGCGTCGCAATCAAGGTTTGAAATCAGTTTGATTTCGAGTAATTCTTTCGCAATCTTCCGGAATTGTTTCTTTTGTTCCGGTGTCAAATATGACGGAGGTCTCACTTTGTCGCATGGTGCTGTGACCTCGGCGTTTTTCCGTGCCTCAATTTCTGCTTTTGTGAGGTGTTTTCGCCCGTTCATTACAACCAAATCTGTGGGTTGTCTCTGTCCTGCCATGATGCAACAAACCTCCTTTCCGTCAGCATTTCAGTATTTTGTGTCACATTCTGACACCTCTTTCGGATATACCTTTCTACTGAAATTCCCGTGGGGAGTTTTCTCCAAGGAAAAGAGGGGGTGCGACTAAAAACGAATCGCACAAAACTTTTTTATATCCCCCTGCCTCTCGAAAGTGGTACTCAATCAGTGACCTCAACTGTTTTTGTGTTGCTCTCATACTTGCTTTGCTCTGCTTATATAAAGCAGTGATTGTGTTGTGTGTCTTATGGTTGAGAGGTATGAGGTTGAACGGATTCAAACGCTGTTCCCAGTCGTCCTCAAGTTCAATGATATGGTGAACCGGATTGCATGTGAGCAACTCATGCTCGACATATAATGCGTATATATCTACGTTGTCATAGACTTCAATGATACGCTCTCGCATCGCCCGCCATTCCTTTGATACATAGAACTCTGCTGCTCTCTCGTCTCGCCGTGTGTTGTTATATATCATGTGTCTCGACTGCTGCCGTTGCTCACATTCCTCGCACATCTTCATTGACTGCGGAATCAACTTCCCACACCTGCATGATTTCAATAGCATCTGTGTTCTCCTCTCTTGCTGTGTTCTCCTGCTGTGTTATCCACAAGAGGCGGGCAGTTATGCACATGACTGTGTATATCCCACCCGCTATATAACAGGAGGGCAAACAGGCAAGAAAAAAGCGACTGCACATCTGCAATCGCTCGTCTCAACTGTTCATGCTAACATATTATCACGTTTATTTTGCCTTTTGTTCACCCACTTTTTACCCCTGTTTTCACCCTCATTTCACCCTGTTTTCACTCCGTTTTTATCATTTTCAATCGCTTTTGCACCGAATAACTTGATTGACAACCGCTGAATCATCACCCTGCACCACTTTTTCGGTGAGTTGCGTCCGCATCCTGTCTTCCTCACTATATCCTCGTATGACATGCCCTTTATATAGACCGCCTCAAGTGCATCGTATTTGTACCCCTCACCTGCTGCCTCTGCATCCTCTTTCAATGATGCAAGAGCCTTTTTCAGATGCTCGAATAGAATGATTGTCTCTGCCTTGCACTCTCTGATTGATTGGAGGAATGCTTTCTCTGCTGAAATGTTGTATTTGCCTATATCCGGCACTTGTGAGGTCTCCGACACCGCATCTTTGATATATCGTTCCATTTCACGATAATTCTCAAGATATAGCAAGGTTTTGTCAATGACAGTCTGCTCCTTTTCCTCTTTCATGCTTTTTCCTCGCTTTCTGCTTTCTTCTCATAGGCAGACCGTGCATTTTACGTCAGTTATTCGTGTTTTTGCGATTTTCCGCATCTCTCAAACTGCTCATTTTCAAAATTGCCGTTTTTGCCTGTTGCAAAGTCGTTCCTGTTCGCAATACTGCCTCAACGAACGCCTCTGCTGTTGTTTCAATCTTGATTTCCGGTTCTCTCGGTTTTTCCGGTTTCGTGACATCCGGATTTACGGTTGCTTTGTCTGCTGCCGTCTCAATAATGCCCGAAATCTCTTTTTCCGATTTTCCCATCGCCCGAAATCGGTCAATTATGCCTTTTAAGATTCCCATATTATCACAACCCTCCTTCTCGCTTACATAAAAGGCAATTCGCCGTCGACACCGTCCGGAATGTTCATGAATCCGTCTCCTGCGTCTGAATATCCGGCGTTTTCTGCCTGTTCTCCTGCTGCTTTCTTACTTTCCCCAAATTCCTGTTCCTCAATCACAACATCGGTCGTATATACCTTTTGACCGTCTCTGTTGGTGTATGAGCCTGTCTGAATCCTGCCTGTTGCAACAATTTTCGTTCCCTGTTTCAAATACTTCTCTGCAAATTCGCCATTTTTACCGAATGCGACGCATGATATGAAATCCGCTGACTGCTGCCCGTCTCTTGCACCTCTGCGGTCAACTGCCAGTGTATAACGTGCCACGCACATGGATTCCTGTGAACTGTTCTGCTGTGTATATCTGACATTCGGGTCTCTTGTGAGCCTACCCATCAATATGACTTTGTTCATTCTCTTTTTCCGTCCTTTCTTGAATCAATCTCTCGTATAAACGCAAATCATCCGGCGGGATGTCGAGATTCCAGTCTCTCGCAAATTCTATCCCGCCGATGAACGCCTCTTTTTCTCTATCAGTCATTTTCCCGCTGCATGACATATTCATTTTGCATTTTCTGCAATCTGACAAGTCCTTTTTTGAACTCAAGGTCATCACCGTTCATGCAGACATCGAATATTTTCTCATAGTCAACAATGTGCGTCTTGATGAACTCTGCCTCTGCTGCCGTCCGGCTTTCATTGATGAACATTCCTTTGACCGCCTCTTTTATCATCTCACAATGGGTCTTTTCCTCCTCTGTCGTTGGAGGCGTGTTCGCAATCATATTCTCATAGGCTTTGTCGATTGCTGCTGCAATGAGTTCTCTCCAACCTTTGCCCCGCTCTCCAATCAACTGGCACTCGATGTCCTCGAAACTGTTTCCTTGCCCTGCTGCCGTGATTCTGATGTCCTTTTTCCCCTTTGCTGCAATCAGAATCAAATCGTCATCGTATGCCTCCATGTAATAATCAAATTTTGCATCAAAATTCGCATTCGGATTGATGATGATTTCCGGTTGACTGCTGCCCTCTGTCTGAATGCTCACGCCGATGTATTTTGCACCTGTCGCCTTTGCATTGATAAATATTGCTTTTAATTCGCTTTTGTTCATGCTGCTCCTCCATTCACTAATCTATTGAGTAACTGTTCATACATGGTTTTGTATGTATCTCTTTCGGTCTGCAATCTGATTGTGTCCTCTGTCTGTGTCATGTTTGCAATCTTCTTGTTTTCCTCAACATAGACTGCTGCATCCTGTTCAATCTCTGCGATTGTGTCCTCATGCTCCTGCTGCAACATCTCAATTTCTTTCTTGAGACTGTCGATTTCCTCCTGCTGCTCTTTGATTGTCTCATTGTATTTCTTTGAGGTTTTCATGTTGCCGTCAAGCTGCAAGGAAATCATGAGAGCAATGTCGATGTTCTCCATTTCCTTGTCTGTACACTCTCCGATGTATGTTCCTACACGCTCCGTTGATACCGAATAGACCTGCTCACACAATACCGTGCTGATTCTCCCTGTTGACCTCACTGTCACATGTGTCGGGAGGTCTGTTTTTGGTTGTGTCGTCATATATACGATTTCAATAACATTGCTGTTCTCATTGTTCTTGTTATTGCTCACAACTACCGCCGGACGGTCGGAGTGCTGTTCGCTCCCGTTGTAGGATGCCCCCCCTCTGCTGATATAGAACATTTCGCCTCTTTTGATGTCATTCATTGATTTTTACCTCCAATTCTTTAATCTGTATTTGATGATATATACAATCTGCATCAAATACGGGTGTCTCTGTTTATAACTCATGTTCCTCACCGTCTTTCATGAGTTTGGTTGCCATGATGCAATATCCGTCCTCAATTCCTGTGTAGTCCTCAAGGATATATGTCACAAGCACTCTGACCGTGCGTCCGGTGTTCTTTCCGTCTGCAAACTCCATCATTTCGAGAATGTCGCCTTTTTTATATCCTCTGTCATTCTTTCGGAGTTCAAATGTCTTGATTCCGTTTGCCACATCATCGAAATAAGACTTTGCAAGGCGTATCTGATGCACTTTCTGTCCGGTCTCCTGTGTGTCTGATGGGAGGTTCTGCATCTTCTCCTCCTGCTCCATCTCACGGAGTTTTTTCTTTGTCTCACGGTCGATTGCATCCTGTTCCTCTGAATATCTCTGCTCGTCGGTCTTGTATGCCTCTGTACGGTTCTTGTACTGGTCACATGATGTGCATGTTCCGGTTTTGACGTTGCATGTCTCATATTCGGTGCAGGAATAACAGATTGATGTGATTCCCTCCGGATGCGGTGTCTCATAATCGTCGCCCGCTCTCACTTCCGGTGGGTTCATGCCGATTTCTGTCTCTGTGTCGGATTCTGACACCTGCTGCCCTGCTGCCTTTTCTGCTTTCATGTCTTTCACATCTTTGTGTGTGAGTTCTCCGGTCTCCGTGAATTTCCCCAGTGCCTCCCGCTGCTCGTCTGCTGTCATTCCGCTCAATTCATAAGCTGCGGAAAATGTGAGGCGTTCTCCCTTGAGTTCCTCTTTCCATTCCGGAATCAGATTGTTGTTGACTGCCTCAATTTGTGCAATCTTTGTTTTGCTCACATGCAGCATTGAGGAAATCACATCCCTCAATCGTCCGGATTGCAGGTCATATCCCTTGATTTTCTTTCCCGCTGCTTTCATGCGTTCAAGAGATGTCTTGAGGCGTGTTTCCTCCTCAATCATGTCGGAGGTTGTCTTTGTACGGTATGCGTTCGCAATAATGATTTCAACCTGCTCCTCGTCGTTATCCTGTGGCGTTGTCAATTTACTGGTTGCAAGTTCAAATTCTTTATATCCCTTTGACACAAGGTACTTGAGAGCCTCCCACCGTCTTTCACCTGCTACGATTCTATATTCGCCCTTGTCGCATGGTGCATATACGAGTTCAAGGTTCTGTTTCAACCCATACATGAGGATGTCTCCTGCCAGTTCCTCAATCTGCTCTACACTGTAAAAATTCATATCGTTCCGGTACATCTTGAAAATTGAAATGTCCTTTGTCCGGAATCTCGCTCTCGGAGATTCATCAATCCCCGCTTTGCTGTTCTTGTTGAGTGCGTCTTTCACGCTGAATCCTGCTGCCATCTGTTCAACCTCCTGTTATTACTCTGTGAGTTTCTGTTTCTTTGTCTCTGTACGTTCGACGTTGATTTCACCCTTTGCATTCTGTGAAATTGATGCTTTGACCCCCCCCTCGGAGGTTCAATGTGACTTTCGCAAGTCCTCCGGTGTAAATCTCCTCGACTGCTGCCTTTAAGATGTTCACGATGCCCTCACCGCATCTCTTGTCCGGTGCTGCGTTCTCTCCAAACAAGGCAGACACATTCATCATTGCCTTTTCTTTCCTCTGTTTCTCTTTCTGATACTCGACCGCCTCGGTGCAGTTACATGTCATTGTTGCCTGTTCCTCTGCCTGTGGCTGTGTCAGTTCCTTGTCGGTCTCAATCTGTACCATCTGACCGCAAAACCTGCACTGTGCTGTTTTGATAATGTCTCCCATGTGTTTTTCCTCCTTTACTCAATGAATTGTTCCGCTTTGAACCTATCACCCATATCCATGAAATAACCGTATAAAAATTCTTTCTGTTTTTTGTCAGATTTCTCATATTTGTCACTATGTAGCCTCCGCATCCCGTCGGGTTGTGTATCAAGCAATATCCTTTTACCTCTGACAGAAAATCTCTCATGAGATGGTTGATTTCGTTATCTCCGTTTTCTTTTACCCAGTTCCAATACTCCTCGACGAATCCTTTTTCCTCGCAGATACGTTCTGCTGATTCTTCGTGCGTTCCGAATGGGCTTTCCGTGAATACTCCTGTCGGTGACAGCCATCCGAACTCCTTTGATTCTGTCTCTTGCCGTTCTGCAGCGTCTTTCTCGCATTGCATGTGTGGCATTATTCCGTTATTGAAATTTTCAAAATTTTTTCTGAATTTTTCCTCATTCAGTTCTCTTTCAATAATTTCCTCGTATTTCAACCCTTTTCCGTTCTTCCCGTCTTTTAACATAATCATTCGGCATGTTCCCCACTCCATCTCGCTAAATCCCAAATTGTAGCAGTCCATTACATAATACAATCCTGTTCTCAACTCTGGATTCGTTTGAATTTCTACCATGTCAATGAAATTTTTATTACCCAGTGCATCCCATACGATGTGGAAATAATATGCAAATCCTTTTTCAAACGACTTGCACTTGCCCGAACTGTCAATTTTTATGCATGTGTCGCATCCTCCACGTGTGTGGTGTTTGCATGAACCGTTGTCGCATGTGATTTTTCTTTTTCCCACATCTATTCCTCCATTTCCTTGAGTAACTCATGAACAATGCATCTGTAATCCTGTGACACGATTCCTCTCTTTGAAAATTTCGGGAGCGGAATCATCGCCGTTGTTGATTTCTCTGCAACGATTGAACGGCGAATCGGTGTGACGAACATGTCAAATCCGGATTCTGTTTTCAACCATTCCTCCACCTCAAGAGAGGTCTTGTTTTTCTGTCGCATTGTCATGAGTGCCTTGATTCTCAAATCCGGATTGATGTCTCTCAAATCCTCAATCTGTTCCTCAAGGTTTTGGAGTGCCTCGATTTCATATCCTCCAACCTTTACCGGAGCGATGACAAGTTCTGCTGCAATCAGAATGTTAATGACTACCATGTCAAGCAAGCGACCACAATCGCAAATGCAATAATCGTATGCGTCAGATACCTCCTCCAACGCCTCACGCATCCTTGTGACTTGATTGTCCTCCGACTTGAGCAGCAGATTCATGTCGGTTTTCATGAGATAGCCATTCGCCGGAATGATGTCAATGTGTGAATACTCTGTCGGGCGAATCAAATCGCCTGTTTTATATGTACCTCCGACACACTCATGTTTCTCAAGCAGTTCACTCATGCCGATTCCGTCCGGTTCGTATACTCCGAACGTCTTTGATGTATCTCCCTGCGGGTCTCCATCTAACACAAGCACTCTTTTTCCCTGTTCCTCGCCTAACATATAGGCGATTGAATCGGATGTCGTTGTTTTCCCGATTCCTCCTTTTGGTGACATTACTGCAATAATTTTCATGTCTTTTCCTCCTGTTTTCCTGTTATTGTCCTGTTATAAATAAATTGTGTAATACAGTTTCATTTGCAATTCTTGAAACTTGAAATCCGGCGTTTCGTCCGGTCGTAGTGGTGACATGAGGTTCAATTCTTTCCATTTCCTGTGAGTAATCTCCGGAACTGCTCTGAATTTCACAACCTCGTCAAATTTATACTGTTCATAGAGTTTGCAGTTCGTGTGACCGACCTCCGGTGCAAATAATGCAAGATACCCGACGAATATCTCCTCGTCTCCCTTGATGATTCGCAGCATGTCCGCACTCTCTAATGTGTTGAGTAAATCCGCAAGCGTCATGACCTGCCTCCCTTGACTTTCCCGTCCTTGAGGATGCTGTTGTTCGGGATGCTCATTTTGTTGTTGAAATCCTCCTCCGGGCAATAACACAACGCAAGATTCAAATATTCCTCAATGACTTTGATTGCCTCCTCTGCTGAATAGCAGGTTGCGACGAAATGTCCTGCTGCTGCCATGTCTGCAAGGAACTCTTTTTGCGTGTCCTGCTGCCTGTTGTTACCGAATTTCATTTCAACGAACAATCCGCAGTATGAGCCTTTCGGATATGGGAGGCACAAATCAGAAACACCCGCCTTGACACCCATCTGCTTGAATTTGACTGCCTCCTGCTTGTTTCTGCTGCCTCCGTTCGGTACATGGAACAACCATCTCAATTCCGGATAGCGGTTCACATTCCAATTCGCCCACGACACGACATTGATTTGCTCTGTGTCCTCACTTCTCATTGCGTATTTCATATTCATCTGCATTCACCTCTCTTTTGCATATTTCGTAATATTCACATGTCAGACATAAATGTCTGCAATCCTTGACTTTGAGCATATGTCTGAATCTCTCTGCGACTTCTCTCATTTTCATCTGTCCTGCTCCTCCATTTCTAAAATCATGTAGGCGTGAATGAAAATGCTCTTGTGTTTCCTGCCGAACTGGTCTTTTGCCGGAGGCACTTCATGCATATTCTCAATCGTTCTCTTTGCCTCCCACCATCGGCGTGTCTTTCCATCTCTTGAAATCGGCTTGAAATGTACCTTGACCGTTCCTTTGACGATGGAAAACTGGTCTTTGTCTACCCGCAGGATGTCATCGAATCCCGCTGCCTTGACTGCTGCCGTTGCTTTTCGGAAATACCTCTCTTTCGATTCCGGTTTCCAGTCAAACCTCATTTCCCGACCACCTCCTCAATCTCTTTCATTCTCTGCATGATTGCCGTGTTGTATGAATATACATACACGCCGTTGCTCCACAAATATTCCCTTGCACCTTTTTCACCGTAGTTGTACGCTGCAAGTGTATCTTGAATCGTGCCGTATTTCTTGAGCAGGTATGAGAGGAAATCAATCCCGACCCTCACGTTTTGATATGGGTTCATAAGGTCGGTGCATCCTAGATTCTGCATCCGGTCGGTGTGCCATTTCTCATATATCTGCATATATCCCTTTGACTGCCCGCCGTCTCCGGTTTTGTCGAACTCATATCCGGATTCTTGCTCTATGATTGCCAATACAAGGGCATATGGAACGTCATATTGCTTGCATAGACATCTTGTGTATATCTGCATTTTCTCCGGAAAATAGCCTTTGTCTGCATACTGCTCCGGCAAGTCATAGAACACGAATCCCTCAAGGTCATCACTCCCCCAGTCCTCGGACATGGTGTCAAATACCTTGTATTTGTCCTCGATGTTCTCTGCTGTCTGTGTCATCGTCTCCGGATTCTGCATCACTTCCGCTTGTATCTCCTCCGGCTCTTTCTCCTGCTGCTCCGGTTCTTTGACATTGAACAATATCACGCAAAATCCCGTCAGTAATACCGCAATCAATGTGATGTGAAACGCATTATACAAACCTGCTCTTTTCAATGCCCGTCTTATCCGTCTTATCCGTCTTTTCACCTGTCGACCTCCTTTTCCGCATTCGTGCATGTATGTAAAACATGCAATTAAAATCGTTGTAGTACACTTTTGCATTCGTGAAATCCATGTCCGGATACCACTTTTTCAGTATCTCCGGAATGGAATCCCTGTCCTTGACCATCTTGTCAACGAATGAGCCTATTTTTTTATAACTGCCTCCTGCTGCCGGACGTTTGGAATGAACGACCTTGATTCGTGGGTCTCTCAATCCCTGTGAACTGTTCCATCTCTTTTCTGACGGAACACGGTTCTTTTCTTCAACGATATAGTTCGCCATGCCGGACAAACCGTTTTCGTCTGTCTGCAACCTGCGAACCTCATTCCTGCTTGACTGTTTCCAACATGATTCAACTGTCTCCATGTCTAACGCACCATCCATGACAATGTGATGATGCCATCTGATTTCCGCATCCGGATTGTATGCGGTCACATAGACATATTTTGCATTCGGGAGACCTCTCTTTTTTCTCTGATAGTTGATGCGTCGGATGTACTTTTGCACATTCTTGATTGCTGCATCCACATCCCCGTCCGGTGGGAGATGCTCGTCATCATAGGTCAATGTCATCCAAATATCACGGTCACTGAAATTCTCGTTGATTAGCCTCTCAACATATTTCCGTGCGTTCTTATCATTCAGATTCTTTTGAGCCTTGTTGTTGTCTTTCTTGATTGTCCTCCCCTCCGGAGGTACTTCATCCATGCTCCGGAACTGCGGATATATCTCAATTTCAAACTGGTCTCCTGCTGTTATCTCTTTCAGTGCATATATAACTTTCTTTCGATGTTGGAACAGGTTCTCAATGAACCA